CAGATGATGTTAAATTATCAGTAGATACGAACATTCGTGAGGGTGTTCGTACAACTGTTACTCCTCAAGTTGGCATTCATTTTATGAAATTCTGTGGTAAATATGAGTTGACTAAGATTAGTGAACAAGCTGATACATATGCAAAATGGTTAAACACACCTTATAAAGGTAGTTTAGTAAAATGATTAAAAAAGTATGGACAGTTGATTTACAGGAAGACCCAATTACGTCAGATATGATATTAGAGTTTCCACCTGAGGTTTTAGAGCAGGTAGGATGGCGTGAGGGCGATTCATTAATTTGGAAAGATAACGGAGATGGAAGTTTTATGTTAACTAAACAAAAAACTGAATGGGTATTAGTAGAATGTGTTAGCACATTCCGAAATCGTTACATGGTTGAAGTGCCCAAGGGTATTGACGATTACGGTAAAGACAAATCATTGTGGGCGTTAGATACAGTAACAATGCAAGAGGCAAAGGAATTCAGCCAAGAGTATTTGGGTGAACAGATTGTAAGCCACCGTGTTGTTACATATGAAGAAGCTATTGCTTTATCTGATAAAGATAATGAGTACACTATATCATGGGATAATGACATAAAAGTTAAAAACTTTTTTACAACACTAGCTGACCAAGAAAAATGACCTTTACTACTTCTGACAAAACTATTAAAACAATACGTCAGGACGATCCTGACTTTCATATTCATAATGGAATTCTTATGGCGCCACGTGCTGGGTTTGATATTAGTTCAAAATGCCCTTATAGCTACAAAGAAATTATCCGAGAGAGTATTAGGCACGGATGGCTACAACCAGTAGCATACATGAAAGAATCAGAGTACACGTGGGAAAAACTAGGAGAATGAAATGAATAGAAATTACAACAACTTACAATACATTTTAAACAAAACGCCAGATGAATTACAAGAGTGGTGGTACTCATTAGATGATGAGGATCAGGCATATGCTATGGAAATCATTATAGAATATCGTAAAATGCTTGATGAACCTGTCGTAGAGGACTTATCTTTGGCAAGAGATGTACTCAAACAGTTTATGTTATAATGCCAACTTTAGCAGAATATTTTAAAGCAAACCGATATACAGGTAAATACAGTATCGGTGATCGTGTTATTGGTAAATGGAATAAAATTACATTTGTTGGTACTGTGGGCAATGATACATTGATTAATGAAATTGAAGGGCCAAGAATTAGTGTGTGTTTAGATTTGCCCATTAAATATAAAGATAATATACATCGTGTTATAATTGTCAAACACAAGGATCTAAAATTATTTAAATAAAGGATAAACATGGATAATGAAAAACTAACAAAAATGGCAGAACAATGTATTACTGACGATCAATTTGCAGTAGGAATATTTGCTAAATTATTGATTGATGAATGTATACTGGCACTAGATAATACAGAAAAACCTCACGTACATACTACCTTTGACCAATCACAACACGAAGGTAGTATTGCAGAAGCAAAGAAAGCAGTTAAGAAACATTTTGGATTTGAATGACTACGGTATCCGCTCCCACTCCGTTACTTAATTATACCTTAAGGTATAATATGTTAAAAGATGCTATGGAATTATCAAAAGTCCGAGATATTGCAACGGATAAAGATTTAGAAAAAGAAAAGATATTAAAAGCACAATCAACAAGACGATTATCACAGGATAGGTATTTCCAACAACATGTTGAAGAAATAAAACGATACGAATCATTAAAACTTACACGAGAATATCAAGAGTACCAATATTTATATAATTTAGGTACAAAGGTTGACATGTACATTTAAACGTAGTATACTTACACAGAGGAATAAAATATGACAAAAACACTTATTGCAAAACCCGTAGTAAAAAATCAATTTTGGATTGTTACCGATGGTAAAGAAAAAGTCGGCAATGTATTAGCCGACGGTTCTGGATTTGAAGTTAAATTAAATGGTAATAAAAGCCATTACAAAAACACCACAGCTATCAAACGTAAGACAAATATTGAGTTTGAAACTGTACAAAAAGCAGACAAAACTAAACATGACTTGCCCTTTAAGGTATATCCCACAACAGGCAAGGTGTTTAATAGTATATTAGATATCAAACGAAAACTACATTTGTTTACTACAGGAACTAAAAGTAAGTGCTATCATGCCGCAGGATGGTTTGTGATACAACAGGGAAGTGAAAAAACAACAATTTTTTGTCCCAAATATATCTTTATTCAGCGTTATCCGTATCAAGGTCCATACAAAACCGAAGACGATGCAAAAAAAGCGATAAATAGTTAATGATACATATTAAACGATTTATAGACAAAGTTTCTATTATGGAAACCAAACAAGGGAAAGACGTTGTTATTCCCATCGGTGAGGCACGTGGATTACGTGATGAATTAAGCAAATTACTTACTGATAACTATGAATTGTTGCAAAATAAGGTTTCAATAGAACCTGTATTTCAAGTAGAGATTAATGGTGGTAGATTTTAATGAGTAGAACGCAACCCAAAGTGCTACTTGAATTAGTAGACAAAATAACATATAAATGTGACCAAATTGTTGAAGCCGCTGGTATATGGGCAGTATTTTATGATGGTCAACCTATCAATCTAAAAAGCCAACATTATTTAGATAATGAAGCTACACCTAAATATAAAAAAACTAGTTTTAGCAATCCAGGACATGCACGTAATTTATGTCGCAAACTAAATCTACAATTTAAAACAGATAAGTTTACTGTAGTGTTTATGAACTCAGGTAGAGTTGTCTACCCAGATGAGTAAGCGTAAGACTCTTAAAGAAACTATTACAGAAGTTGTATTGGCTCAACTTCCAGACTCCCTCAATCAAGAAAAAACTATACCAGTAGATAAGCTACTATTCAAGTGGTGGATGACTGGTCGCCAAGACGGATTACGACTAACAGATGTTGGTGATTTAGCATTCAGAACGGCAGAAATAGAATTTTATCAATATGAGTTAAGGCTACAACCAGAAACTCAATATCATGCTTATATCTTAGAACTTAATAAAAAAATCAAATGCCCCTATTATATGGGGGTAAATAAAGTTGAAAAAAGAAGTTTTCCCTACATACGATTTTATGACAGTAAAATTGCTATGCTGATTAGTTTGTATGGAAACGTAAATGAATATTTAGATAGTATAAAGGTAAAAAAATGACAGAAAAGAAAAACCCAAATCCATTCATTAATTTAGCCAACGAGGCTAAAAAGAAAAACACACCTATAATAGGAGGTAAAAAGGCTGAACAAAAAGCCCCTAAGCCTAGCAAAGGTTTTGGAGGTGCAAGTGTTGTTCGTAGAACTGGTAGGGGAGGTTAATACCACTCACCCTCATTACGCATACGCTTAATGAAGGTTAAAAAGGTGCTACACACCCCGTAGCATCTTAATTGTACAGTGCTAAACAATGCTCTGTCTTTTATTTCAGGTAGAACAATAATACTATTATCATTTACCGGAACTGTTCCCGGTGTCCATAATCTATTGCTACTGGTTAATGCATTTACATTGGCGTTAGGTTGATAGAAATAGTTTGGATATTGTCTTAGTGATTGTGTAATAAACCAATCATATGTTTCTTGATTACCGCATTTAATCCAAAAACGATTACCTTGCAGATATTTATCAGTTACCGGAATAGGTGCAGCTTCTGGGCCCACACAAAGTGTATTATCTATTCGCCAAACATCAACCATACAAGCAAATCCGTTATTAAATGATTTACCTATTTGGTCAGGTGTATTGGCATATTCGTAGTTTTGCCCATCGTAAATTCCCTGATAAGATATATATAACATAATGTATTTATGTCAACGAAACAGTTGGCTACCGCGTTATATATATGTAGACTGAAAAATCTACTTCATTAACTTAAAGGAAACTTAAAATGAAAACATTAGCAATCGCCCTATTCACAACATTATCAGTAGCAACAGCTTTTGCCGCTGAACCAGCTAAAGCTCCAGCAACACCTG